TAGGACTTGATGTACCAGCATATCCTGCTGATGCATGGTTACCCCATCCATGTGCCTCAGTCCAATCAGCTGATGAGTCTGTTAATATAGAATAACTACCAGAACTTGCACCACGTAACATTATACCTTGACTAGCAAAGTCAGCGTCAACTACTACTGTTGCGTGTGATGTTTCTGTTGTAAGATAACCCATACTAGTCCACGGAGTGCCGAGAGTAGTAGAGGTTAAATAGGTTTCTGTATGAGCTGTGTTGCCATGTGCAGTTGGTGCAAATGTTGATGGTACACCAGTTGTTAAATCAGTCCAATCATGATGATGATGTGACGGTACTAGTATACCAGACTTGATACTTAATATCCCAGAGTTCATTTCCATCTGGGTAGAATCTAACTTGAAACCCCCTATTGTAGTAGTTGTAGCGACTGGCATGTATTGCCAAAAATCATTACCTGGATCAGCTGCTTGAAATGCAGCGATATCACCAGAAGCTGTTATATTACCTTCAATATGAAATGTTGTACCATCATATGTTATACCAGCATGTGGTAGGAAATAACCTGAGGTAAAACCATTAAATAATAAACTATTCGCAGCAGTACCTGTAACTGTTAAATATCCAGATAGGTCTACAGTTTCAATTACAGGAGTGTTAATTAAATCAGAGTAGTCGCCTGAGAAGGCAACCTCTTTAAAATTAGGAGTGTCTATTAAACTAGACCAGTTACCATCAAATGAATTACTACTAAATCTAATCCAGTCTTCTTTACGTAAATAACCGTCCCTAGTTGAATATGCCGCTGGCATTTCAATAGTTCGTTTCTTGCCATCGTAACTACTAGATACAGTGATGGGACCAATAGAATCAACCTCCGTCAGCGTACCAACAGTTGGTTTATTATTTAAGTCCTCATAATTACCACTAAAAGCTACAGTAGCAAAGTTAGGCGTGTTTACTATAGAAGAGTAATCCATTATAGTTCAACTATATAAAAAGTGTCGCAAATATTATTGATATGTTGCATTACATCTCTTATTTCAGATGTAGTAAAAAAGTTGTATTCATCATATGGTACGGTACCACCGCTTGATACAAATGTATCAAAGTAGTCTACTATACAATCTAGATAGGCTGATAATAATACTACTTTCTGTCTATTACAAAACGTGTTGGTCTTACCAAGTCTTTCTTGTAAAGATACCTTAGCAGTGTATTCTGCTATTCCAATTCTTATGTAACTTATATAGTTACTTACTTCTGTTAGTGTTGCCATTAAGTTGTAAGATATTCAATTGTACAAAACCCTCTGTTTATATCCCCTCTTTCATGGTTACTACCATAGAAAGCACCAGCTGTATTTATAGCAATAGTTATATAGGTTGTCCCTACCCACCAATGACCAGAGGTTACCCAATTATTAGTAGAGTATGCATATTCTAATGGATACATTGTACCATTATCACCTATTATAAATATAGAGACGTTTGTTATTTTAGTATAATCCAAACCATGTGCCAATAGAATTTGTTCATCTCCACCACCATTCCAGTGCATTGCCCATGTTCCTAATGGAAGTGTCTTAGAAGCGATTCCGCCTACTGCAGATCCTGCAACAGCATTGAATCCAGTTGTACCATCTGTGTTTATATAAAAATTAGGCGCGTGTATACTACCGTCCGCGGCTATTGTTGTATCGGTAATAGCATGAGAAAATCCAGGAGCTGTGTGTTTAGTACCAGTATATATGGCGTCGTCGTCAAGAGACCAACCACCAATAGTTCCAGACTCAGCAGTTACATTACCTGCTTCGGTTACTCTAAACGGGGCAGTCCCGTTGTTAGCCTGTGTACTACCAGCCCAAAATCTTATAGCTGAAGGAGAATCTGTATTACCAGTCATACCGGCTTTTACATTAGCTCCGTTTCCAACTACTATACTACCAGTTGTTACTAAGCCACCATCTATTTTAGTCTTAACCCAATTGCCTTGTACTGGAGCTATTGCTGTACGTAACGATGCTGCTGCATCATACACGTCTTTAAACTTTTGTCTAAAGGTAGTACCCCCACCGATTGAAGTTAAATTAGTATCATGTCCTGATGTCATATCATCATACTCATAATCAAGAAAACCAGGGTTAACTAGATATGAAGTTAAGGCTGCTACTGCAGCACTGTATGTAACATGAGATAAACCAAATGTATCTGCTTGAGCCACTAGAGCTGCTGAGTCAGATATTATTGCATCATATTCTTTTATTATAGCAGGTTTCTCGTCTACTGATAAATAATTATCACTTGATATTTTATCTAAGGCGGCTATTGTAGCAGCCATATCAACGACTCTAGAATCCACCGAAAGAGTCCACCCGCTAGGAACGGTTGTACATATATACAACTTATTACCATCATTAGTATCTATCCATAAATCACCAACTGCTATTGCTGTTGGTTGTGCGTCTTGCCTAAATGTCTTATTCTTTGAAGTAGGATCATATCCTGTTTCAAATGTAGTCTCTCCTGATATAGTTACCTTATCTGCAGCTATGCTTATGCCTTCTGTTGATGCGTTTATAGTAGCAACAACATTACTGCCACTGATTGGAGTAAAGGATAGTTTACTTGTATCTATACTTCCAGCTAGTATTTTATTAGCGGTTATAGCGTTAGCTAGTATCTTATCAGAAGTAATAGCATCAGAATGTATTTCATTAGCTGTTATCTCACCAGCACCTATGTGCGTAGCACGTATAGAACCTGAAAGTATTGTGTTACCATCTATTACAGTACCTGCTCTCGTAAAGACCATAGTACCTGTAGGGATAGTACCTGTACCATTACCGTTAGTACCAACTATAAAATCACCATCTGCTAAAAAAGGTAGTGTAGGAGAACATGTAAATGTAGTATGGGTATTCTCCCAGTATATATACTTATCTGTTGTATTACAGTTACCGTTTGTTATTGTGTATGTAACTCCATCATAAGTTACTTTAACCCCACTCCATGCTATTTTATTAGTTTGAGGTGAGTTATTAGTCCATACTGCTCCGTCTGCTGTTGAGTTCAACATAAAGTTATAGGACTTTATTTTATTTGCTGTTACTGCACCAGCCTGTATTTTATCAGCAGTTATAGCATTTGCTGCTATCTCGTTTGCTGTCAGTGTATTAGCTGCTATATTACTCGCTGTAATACTACCAGTTGTTATTCTATTTCCATCTACAACTGTAGAATTCCATACTAACTTTTGTGTACCGTTATCATTGAATGCTACAAGAAAACCATTATTGGTTAAAGCTGGTAAAGACACAGTATGTAAGAATATGGTAGGTGTTGCTAATTCCCAGTATATATGTTTATCACCTGAATCACAGTTACCACCAGTTATAGTATATTCTGTACCGTTATACACAACTTTACAACCTGCCCAAGTTACGCATCCTGCAGGAGTATTTGATGTGAACGTACCTGCTGAAACTACAAAATTACTAGATGTTATCTTATTTGCTGTAACTGCACCTGCTAATATCTTATCTGCTGTTACTGCTCCTACTGCTAGTTTACCTGCTGTTATAGCACTTGCTTCAATAGCTGGTCCAGTAACTGCATCAGTTGCTATAGCATTAGCTTTAATAGCATCGTTTGCTATAAGAGTATCATCAATTGAACCTTGTACTATTTGTAGTGTGCCTACTTTATTCGCATTAATCTCACCAGTACTTGGATTGATAGCAGCCACACTTAATTTAGCTGCGCTAACAGCACCAGATAATATCTTTGCTTCTGTTATAGCTCCGTTATCTAACGACAGTGTTGATACAGTATTAGCACTTATCTTACCTGTAGCTGGATTAATAGTTGCTATTTGATTTATATTGATACCTAATAACGACTCTAGAGCAGACTGATTTAATATCGCGGTAGGTGTAGCAGACGCCCCAGTGGAATAAGTTGCACATACATTACCAGAAGTGTCTACTGCTTTTATCCAGTAGTATTGTATTTGACCTGGTGTTAAACCAGCGTCTATAAAATAAGTACCTGATATACTAGCTATCTTAGTTGACGTACCTGGTACGTTTGTTGTTTTCCTGTATATGTTATAAAAAGCAAGGTCTGGTTCAATTGATGCTGTCCATTGTAATATAACAGAACCACTTGCTGCTGTAGCTGTAAGACCTGTTGTAACAACTGGAGCTGCTGTGTCTTTTAAAGTTGTTGAATTAACAACCGTCGAGTAAGCTGAATATACCCCGCTTAAATTTATAGATGCTACTGAAAAGTTATATAAAACATCCGGTATAAGATTTGGTATAATAATACTGTTGGTTACAGCAGTACCATATAAATAATTACTTTCAGTAGATTTCTTATAACGTATGGAATAATTAGAATTTGATATAGCATCCCATGTTAAACTAACAGATGCCATATTTTCCCCAGAAGGAAGGGCTATAGGAGTTGCAGCCAAACCGGTAGGAACACCATACGCTCCCTCAGGAATTATCTGAGATTGATGTATAGTAATACCAGTATGCTTATCCCATGCACTAAAAATAGGATCGGTTTCTCCTAACATAGCCGTAGATGTATTACCACCTACAACTTCAATTGCAGCACTAGGTAACGCTGTTGATGGAGTACCTAATACAGCAGGATTAAAACTAGGACTACCAAGTGTAGTTGCTGCCATTTGTTACTATTCTTTCTGTTACGTGTAATAAACTAATCAGTTCTTCGGTCTTAGCAACATATGCATCAGACCTTAATATGTTTAAACACCCGTACGCGTATAGCGCATCAAGTACTGTTTTTGATTTACATTCACCACAATTATATATTGTAGGTAATGTTCTTAGTAATTCATATACTGCAACCCTGACATTGCCATCTATAAATATAGTTTCTTGTTTAGTACCGCCTGTTGTACCACTGCCGGTATTAATTATATATGTAATTGCCCAAAGACCGTCTGGTAATTCAGTGTCTGATGTACCTATTGCCACACCTGATACTTTAAGTAAAGCAGAAGTTATTGGGAATACCATATTAGCTTGTGCATTAAACTCAGGTGCAACACTGTCCCCAAACAAGTCTACTAAATCTATAACATCGTATGTAGTAGTTGTATTGTCTGAAGTAGTTACTGCAATTGTTAAGGTGGCTAAAGTTACAGCTGTAACGGCAATATTACCACCACTGCCCCAGTCTGCTGTAGTATCGGTGAAGGTTAAAAGTTTATTGTCATTACGTTCAACGTAAGACAGAGTTGGTGTAAGTGCCATACTGTATTTTATATAAGTAAAAAGGGCGGCCTTTTGAACCGCCCCCATCACTAAGATTAATTATGCTAATGATATTGTATTAAAAGGTCTTGGAAGAGTAATCAACCACTGGCTCATTCTTGTGCAGAACGAAGCAGCCTGATTAGCATTTCCTGTAACGAAGAATACATAAGTTCTTAAAGGAGTAGTTTTGAGGTACTGATTGTCTGAGCTTCTGTATGCCTGTGCGTGTTCAAATACAATACTATCATAGTTAGTACTTTTTACAACGGTAAGGTCTGGTCTGATAACAGGAAAAACAGTATTACTTGTTATTCCTTTATTTCCCAATGCTTCTCTTTCGAGGTCTCTAACCTGTTCCCAGTTACCTGAACCATAAGAGGCAGCTGTAGTAGCAAGTGTAGCAACAGCTTCCTGATGTATCCCATCAGAATCAATGTATGTAAGGAAAGCATCAAATTCTACCATTGAAAAACCATCGATGTCGTTCAGACTGGTTGTACCCGACGGGATAGCAATACCTGTAACGATAAGGGAGGTAGCATCACGTGTTGCTTGAACTCTACGACCAGCGTGAGCGTTAACAACAGCAGCCATAGCTGTAGTGAAAGAATCTACTGTCTCACCTGTTATACATGTATAACGATATGAATGAACAAACTGTCCACCACCTTTTTGTTCTTGAAGATCTCTATGTATAAGTCTAAGAACATACTCTGTGCCAGCGGTAACACCAATGTTTGTAACTGTAAAGTCAGAAATCTGTTCTGCTTTAGCTGAATATTTTTTAACTGTTACGTTTTTCAAAAGAGCACCATCAATAGGATCCGAGTAACGGAATTTTTTAGCACCTGTTACAGCAACACCTGTTTCACCTTGGTAAGCATATGTATCACCAAGACACTGTGCAATTATAACCTGGTCAAAACCATCAAGTCCGTAAGTAGACGAACCGTTAGTTGAGTTTAAATAATATTTGTTGAGGATGAGAACTTCACCTTCAGCAGTTTCTTTGTTAAGTCCTGTTCCACCGGAAATGTGCATTGCTACACCGTCGTTAGCTGTCCAAGCTACGTTCTTACCAATGAGGACTTTTTTAGGTCTGTTTAACATTTTAATTTAGTTTATTAATTATTCACTTTGAGATAATTCGACAGACTGTGCTTGATAACGTGGTGACTCTATGTTTTCAGTTAATATCTTAACGGTCAACAACACAATTTCATTGTGAGTATGCTCTGGTAAATCGCAATTTGCTATCTGTGCAGTAGCTATACCAGCACCGGTAAAGGTAGTTATCCCTATGACTCCAGTAAACACTTCTCCTGCGTTATACACCACTCCGTTATATGTAATAGTATTAACACTAACTAGGTAGTTAATACCATCCACTATGGTACCGGAAATAGTTGCGGCTGTCAACGCGTAGTTAACACGCGCGGGTTTTCTTAAATACTTTATATAATAATATGGGATAGTGTAATTAGTACCATCACATATTAACTCAATGCCCTTGGATGAAAACATTCTGAGCGGTCTGGCTGTTCCAAGGTGCAGCCTGTGCTCACTATACGGGTCATTAACCATAACACTATAAGTGTCTGATGTACACGGTACTGGATAAGTCCTTATGGTTGTTGAAGTTCCTGTAACCTCGTGATTAAACGTAATGGTTACCTCGTCATTCAAGAAGAGTAAGTAGTCCGCTGGGAAACTGGCTACAGGTATTAAATAAGAGTAAGGCTTGTCAGTAGGACCTGCTTGCACAGAACCACCAGCAATTCTTGCCTCTGTTACTAATGTACGTAAATCATCAGTACGCTTCTGGGATTGTTCAAAGGACTCACCCTTAACATTTACACCTGAGTACCGTGTCTTCACGTAACGATCGATGGCTTCATTCAGCCAAAAATCTAGTTCTTCTACTTCAAAAGCAGGATAAGACAGGCCTTCGGTTTTATCCAGGCCCATCTTTACTGCTACATGCATTTGATCAATATTCATTATTTCGCACTAGTTTCCTGTGTGATTGCAAATTTCAAGTCTTGATTAGCTGCGTTGTCGAGATAGTCAACTGCGGCTTCAAGATTATGACCAATTATATCAGTTCCATATTTATAAACGTTTTTGTTTTTCCTAATAACATTCTTAGCAACTGCGTCCTGAACAAGAAACTCTGTTTCTTTTGTCTTATTGTCTACCCACTTCTCAAGGAATGTGAATGGATCAGTTTCGACTATATTGCTCAGTCTTTGTTCTACAATTTCGTTACTTACTTCGTCAGACTTGTTACCTAAGATGCGGAGGCACTTTCTCATATCGCCAACAGACAGTTTGTCTAATTCCCTTAGGGCTCTACGCCTGAGCTGGTTACGTTTATTTTCTTCTTTAGCTTCGGACTCTTCGTTTATTATAACGTAGTTTGCTGTAGGTTTTCTATCAGCCAGTCCGTCAGCTACTCGCTTATGGCCCTTCAAGAACAGATATTTTAGTTCTTCGTAAGGGTCTGAGATATCAAGTACTAGGTCTTTCACTCCCATTTTAATGTGGAATGTAGACCAATAAGGAGACGTAGGTAAAAGATCAATTCTAAGTTTCTCGCCTAGCCTTACCTCGTCTTCTTTTGTTAAGCCTGTGTATATCCTCCCGCTCCGTGTAAAATAGGGAGCCAAGGATGTAGTGCAGTTTTTATACTGGGAAACACCGGCCCATACGTTTTTGTTTAATGATTTTACTATTACTTTCATTTTAGGATTTCCTCGTTAATACGGTATATACTAAAGTTCAAACACGGGGGAGTCGGATGTCTTTCTCCCCCATGGAACTATATTACTTCAAGATTACTCAGCGTCACAAATAAGCTCACCAGAACTATTTGGGAATCTAAGCATGATACCCTGCTCTGACAAGAAGTTAACTGTGTAACCGTCTTTTGCGTTAGACCTAAGTGTAGTGATTGATTTAGCGTGTCCGCTGCCTGGAGCAACTGAACCACCAACATACCACATAACCATTTCACGGTCCTTACGAACAACTTTAACCAGGTTAGCTTCCCCGTCGCGTCCACCTACGTCCACAAATGTGAAGCGGTATGACTCAAGAGGTTTACCTGATACTGGATGCAACTTACGGTTGTAGATTAAGTTGTCATACATTGGGAAATGCTTGAGAGTCAGTTCAATGCCGTTAAGCATTTTGAATGTTGTGAACTGTCCACCAAGAGTAAGATTCTGACCACTACCAGTAACAAAATTAGTAGCAATAAGCTGATACGAACTAGCCTTGTCGCGAAGAACGCGGTCAAACTCTTTCATACCCATTTCACCTGTAAGAGCAACAAACTTCCGTTCGTTAGTTCCAAGGATATTATAAGAAAGGTCAAACAAGAATTCTTCCAAAAGGTCAGCAGTCAAAGTTGTATAATAACGTTTGTTAGCTGGAGCGATCTGCTCAAGAAGTCCTGCTCCGATGTAAACCGGGCGACCATTTGTACCAACCAAATCAGTAGTACCATCAGCGTTAGCATTGTATTTTGAGTACACTGTGTAACGTTCGATTGTTTCGTACCATTGACGGAAAGCACGCCATTCCTGATAATCCGACCACAAGTAAGAAGACTTACCTGAAGTTGGGTCTTTCATGGCAATTACCATAACTGAAGAGTAAGCATCTCCGGTGATGTCGTACTGCAGACGCATTGTTGTCAGGTGGTTCCTGAGTTTAAATGGTGTCTGATAGTTCACGATATCAGCTTCTTCACTGTATTCTTCATATGCCGATCCTTCTCTACTTACCTGTTTTCCAGCAGCAAGAAGTGTCGGGGGAATATAAGATTCTGGTTTTCCATCAGCACATACGATAGTATAGACGAAGTCTGAACCATCTGCAAAAGGTTCCCCTTGTATACGTGCCTGAAATTCTCTATCATCAAATGCGATGATAGCACCTGGACCAAACCATTTCTCTGCAACCCAAATCTGAACGGGTGTTCCGTTGATACCTGGGGTGTCTGTGGATGCTATTGTTGTGCCATTCCATTTCGCTGACTTAATAGATACAGCTTTGTCTGATTCAATCATGACAGGCCATTCATATTGTCTATTCTCGATAACAAGTGTTTTGCCGAGACCCATAGTCAAGAAGTCCAGTGTGTTGTTTTCATAACGTCCGAAGATGTATGAAAGAACTGTAGAAACCTCGTATGGTTTTGTAAGCAGCGCATTGGCGAGCATATTCTCATCTACTAGATCAGAAAAACGTCTGGAACGATAAAGTACTAAGTTATTTAGTACGCTGTTTTCCATTGTAGCCATTGCTTTGTATTAAATTATTTATTAAAAATTAGGCCTTCTCAAGTGCCGACTAACAGTTTCCCATGGGGCGAGGGCGCTACTTTGTGTGCTTGCTGTGCTGCCTCCGCTGTTCTTTGTTCTCTTTCCTTTGTTGGCTAACTTATCTTGTAGATTTTTAGTAGCCTGAGAAGTTGCTTTTTGTGTTACTTTTTGAATAAGGGTTTCACCCTTCATTGTAAAATAGGCTGACTCTATCAAATTTCTATAGTCTTTGGCATAGTCTTTTTGATATTTCGTCGTCCCATCAGCATCAGGTTTAAAGATATAATCAAGCAATTCTTTCTTCTCCTTAGCCGAAACAGGTATTCCTAGAATAGAATCTACCTTATCTACACTTGATTGTACGTTATCTATGAACTTTTGTTGCGTCTTTATCTGCTCCTTCCGTTGATTTTGTTGTTCTACTAATAGCTGTTCCGCTCTCTTAGAGTTGAATTCTTTTAGTCCTTCAAGCGCATCTTC